CAATGGCGCCTGGTGGCCCGATGGGCGTCGGAGGGCCACCGATGGGTCCGGGCGGACCCCCGATGAGCCCCGGCGCTGCTCTTTTGCCTCCTGGGGCACCACCGATGGGACCGGGTGGTCCCCCGATGGCCCCCGGTGGTCCTCCGATGCCTCCCGGTGGACCCCCGATGGGTCCCGGCGGACCCCCGATGGGTCCGGGTGGACCCCCGATGGGTCCGGGCGGCCCTCCGATGGGCATGATGCCGCCGCCACCGGCTGAGAAGCCGGTCGAGCTCTACGACCTGCGGAAAGGCCGTTACGGCATTACGGTCAGTATCGGACGCAGCTATAAGAGTCGGCGTGAAGAGGGGGCTGATGAAATGGGCCAGCTCTTTCAGGCGAACCCCTCCCTGTTCCCAATCCTGGGAGACATCTATTTGAAATTTCGCGACTTCCCGGGACATTTGGAGGCCGCAGAGCGAGTCAAGAAGATGCTGCCGCCGCCGCTCCAAGACCAGGACGATGGTCCCGACCCCCAGATGCTCCAGCAGCAGATTCAAGAATCGGGGCAAATGGTCGAGGAGCTCTCGAAGGCGTTGGACGAGAAAACGCAACTGCTCGCCACCGACGCCCAGAAACTCCAAGCCCAGACACAACAGACCCAGATGGACAACCAGGCCAAGCTCGATATTGAGAAGATGCGGATTGAAATCGAGCGGATGCGGAACGAGACCGAGCTCACCGTCACGGCCATGAAAATCAAAGCCGACGAGGCCGAGGCGCGGCTGAAGTCCGACACGCGGCTCGCTGAATCTGAGCAGTCGAGTGCGACCAAGATGATGCACGACGTGACCGAGCACCAGCACCGTGAGGAAATGGCCGTCATCGACGGGCTCCAGAAAGAATCGGCCTCGGCCCAGTCTGCGGAGCAAGATGAGCACGCATCCGTGCTTGCGATTGAACTGACGCCACCTGACAAGGTTGAGTGATGCCAGGGCAAATATCGTATCAAGGTCGAATGTCAGACATTGTCGGGAGTGACCCTGACGTAAGTCTTCAGGAAGCCCCGTCAGGACGCGCATATAAAGTGTTCGACCCAGAATCGGATGGCTACTTCGAGAAAATTGGCGACCAATTGAATGCGGAGAGGCCCTTAAGGGATGAAACGAAGCCTCCCCATATTGGTCCGCCACAACCGACGAATGCCAACCAATCCTGGGTGTATCATGAGGATGAGCAGGACTATCTGAAACACTCGGGCACCGTGACCGAGCGGATTGAATTGCTCGGGCCACAATTGGAGTCTGAAGTTCGGGCGCTCTACGGAGATGATGTCTATTTGGTCCTGAAAGGTCGAGGACACGAGACCTACGGGTTGGGAGTGCAGGGCGAAAAAGACCGTGGATATGAAATAGAAAAAGGCCCTGGTGGGTACTATTATTCAATCCCTAGCTTGAGAGGGGACTTACTAAGGAAACTTAGCGGGAAGACGTTGATCGGTAATCCACATCCTAGTCTCACGAGGCGATACTAGCGAGAGGGCAGTAATGCCACCACCACGCAGACGGCGCCGCGTCCAACTCTCGGCCTACGACCGGGAACTACTCCAGGCCGTGAACGACCGCCGGCTCGACCGCGATGACCCGGAGGTCCAGGCCGTGTTGCAACGACTGGAACAGGTGCCGGGGCGTGAGCCGTGGCAAACCGCCGACGTGCGCGTGCAGCCCGAGGCCCCACCCCCGCCCAGTTCGTTCGAGTCCGATGTGGCGCTGACGCGTGCGGGCCAAGCCGGACGCGAGGGGGTCGTGTCGATGCTCCCTCGTCCTTATAGCGTGTTGGACGAACCCGCGGACGCGAGCTCTCGGCCTGACCCCTACACGATGCGTAGTCTCGGACGTGACGTTGTGGAGCATGCTGCCGTCCCGGTCTGGAACCGGCTGAATCAGCCGGCCGGGGAGAACCCCTATTCGCCGGCTATGCAGGACAGGCTGCGCGAGCAGGGGTTGCCGACCGACCCGCGTCTCCAAGGCCCGATGGGGGTCCTCGAGGCAGCGACCGGGGCGCTCCCCGCGTCGGCCGGGGGACTGTATGACCTGGCGACTGGCGAGACAGATCCAGACATTCCTGACCTGGTGCATAACCCGCCGACGTGGCGGTCCACACTGGAAGCGCGTGATGCACCGCCGTGGGCGCAGAACGTCGGGACCGTGGCGGATCTCCTGGTTGGACCCGAGGACCTGGTCTTTCCTGGCGCCTCCGCGGTCACGGGCCTCCTGGGAATGGCCATGGGCACCGGGCGTGCAGTAGGCCGGACGGTCAAGGCGGCGACGGCGGCGGACAAGCTCATCCCCGCGGCATTGCGATCAGTGCAAGAGGTGCTGCCGGCGAAGAACTGGAACCTCTTCCGGCGAGGAGTGGGAAATACGCCCGGAGCCACGCGTCCATTGTCGATGTTGTTGCCATCGGAAATAGAACCGCTGACTCGGTCAGCCGGTGGCGTTCAACGCTTTGTGGACACATACAACCAGTTGCCGGACGCCGACTACCTTGCAGCGGCTATTCGGCGTGGCGCCCCAAAGCGTGGATGGTATGCGAATAGTCGCCAGGCGCTGACGGATATATTCGGTGACGATGCCGATATATTCACGGGCGTGTTGGCGTCGATGTCGCCGCAGACCAGCGTCGAGAGCAACATGACGAACGCGCTGAATACGTTTGTGAACTGGCGCGCTGCTGGCCGACCAACAACGGAGAAGGCGATCAAGGACATCATGGCGCGTAGTGTTCAGGGGGGCACCGAGAAGAGCGTCCTTACTGCGTGGACGCCCAACACGGTGCGCGTGCTGCAAGGGGGGCAGTCTATCTCAGGCCCAAAGATCGACCAGTTCTGGCTGGCGTTGCGAGAGCGCGCACTAGAGACCCGTGTCGGATCGATGGACCACAACGAGGCGATGGTGCTGGATGCGTGGATGGGGAACCTCATGGGCGCCGACCAAAAGCTCTGGAGCGGGAGTTTGACCAAAGAAAACGCACCGGCGCGTCTCGCGACCGGTGATGCCGGGGCCACGACCTCCTACCTGGCCGGCGTTGCCAGGATGCGAGAAGCCGCGAAGAAGGTTGGCGTCGAAGGCGCCGAAGCGCAAGAGATGGCGTGGTCAACCGCGATGGCGCTGTATGAGCGGGCGTCAGTGGAAGGCATCTCCGCGAGAGAAGTGCTGCGACGTGGCCTCCTGACTGATGAGGTCGTCGCTGGGACGCCGGACTTTGCGACACTGTTGCGAGATCCTGAGTTCTCCTCAATTCTGAGTCGCGACACGGATCTGTCGTCACGGGTCGCGTCATTGACCCCCACGCCACGGGCGGCCACGGACGCTATTACCATGAGCGACACGGATCAGCGTCATCTCCTGCGCGTGGCTGACACGCTGGACGAGTTGCGTGCCATGCGACTAACCGATACGGCGGTAGAGACGCCACGGGTGCCCGCGGGAGAACTCGCGGCAGTGATGCCGACTGAAGCCGTCACAGACAGGCAGTGGTCGTCACTGCTGCCTCACGGTGACACCACGCCGGGGCAGCGCGTGTATCGGTCTCCTCGTATCGCTGGAGCAGGAGAGACCCTGCGCGAACAACAAGGGATACTGGACGCGGCCCTTGGAGGCGGCACGGGATCGAGATCGAGAGGATTGGGTTCGTGGGTCGATGACACGGGCCAGCCGCAAATTGACAAGCTACGCGAGCAAATCGACACACTCGGACCCGGAGACAAGCGCCAGAACCTTGAACAATTGCTGGTGCAGCTTGAAGCCGGCCAGGTGCAAGAGAACCCACTGGCATCGTATGGCGTCAGAGGGCGAGAGGTGCGTGGGGGCGGCCTTCCGGTTGGAGACGAGCGACGGTTACGAGCAGCCCGCGATATTCTCGCCGGTGGCACGGGACAATCCGCTACCTCTCACGTCGTGATTAACCCGCGGATGCCACGCGCACAACATAATGCGGCCACGATCTACGCGCAACGTGACATTCCGGGGAACGCGATATCAGCCTTCGCGGCGGATCTGCGGGCGCTGAATGTGGCGGGGAGTTTCACCCCAGTCCATAGCGGCCGATCCGTCCGCGTGTTGCGATTAGACGATCAGTTTAACCCGATGGTGATGTCGTCATCTGATGAGGCAGCCGTTCGCCAGCTTGCGACGCGGCATCTCGGGACCGAGAACGCGAAGGGGCAGTGGGCCGCGCCACGCATGGAAACAGGACAGAACGTGGCAAAACGCGGCTACGAGGAAATCTCACAGGGCGCACCAAAAGACTCAGGTGAGCGCGTGCGTCGGATGGTGGGAGACGTGTCGGACTGGGCGGACCTCTCGCTCGCCGACCAACGGCGTATGGACCCCGAGATTAAGACATGGGCGACGAGGTTGCTGGAAACATACGATATGCCACGCGTCCGGCGAGAGCGCCCCGATGAGGCCAGAATGCTTGAGATTCTCGCCTCATCAGGGGGGTCAGGGCTGGCACGGGCACGCCAGGCCGGCGTGGTGTTGCCCGCGTTGGCGGCACTAGGGTTTCGTCGTGCGCCGTCTCGGGAGTCGGGCACTGTCCCGCAAGGCGAGGAGTCGTGAGTGTTCGGCTCGCGTCCACGCCACCACATCAGGCATCACGGTGACGTAATGCAGCCAGTTGTCATACCCGCAGTCGCCCTTGTTCATTGTCTTGAGTTTGTGCTTCAGCGACTCGATGCGTTCTTCGTGGCCCCCATCGAGCAGGCGCTCGCAATACCGGATCTTGTCGGCCACGCGCATGGAGCCATACAGCCGCGCCATCCCTTGTCGGGGCTTGCCGGTGTAGGGGTCATGAGCGGGATCATGCGGGGTCTTCATGGAACACCTCATCATGCGCGGAAAACCACCCACCTGGCGTGGGTTGGTGACCGTCACAGGGCCGCGCCCCTCGGGTCGTCTGGATGAGCGGATGAGGCCAGAAGGAGCGCCCCATCAGGGGTCAGTATATCAAAAAGGGCGCCCTCTCGCTTTACCGGCGCATCTGTGATATTTATGCAGTGTTAATTGATTGACGCTTTTACTTGGGCACGACTGATTCCCGTGCCGACAACCGCGCCCCGGCGGGGTAAAAGCGACAAGGGGACACACGATTCGGGGGCGTGTTTTTGGGCTTGATGCAGCCCAGGACACGCCCTTTTTGTTGTGGTCCCCCCTTTTTCGAGCGAGGGTTATGGTTCCAGACGCAGGACAGGTCACGGACGGCGATATCACCATCGACTCGAACCACGAGACGGCGGATCAGATTGCCATCGCTTTTCAGGACGATCCGACGCCGTCTGAGGACGCCCCCGCCGTCGAGGCCGTCGAGGCAGGTGACGAGCCGGCGCCAGCGCCAGCAAAAAAGCGGACGCGCCGCAATGACCCGACCGAGGCCGTCAAGTCCGCGATTGCCAAACAGCGCGAAGCTGAACGACGCGCCGACGCGGCCGAGTCTCGAGTGCAGGAACTCTCGGCGCCCGCACCGACACCGGACCCGCAGCCCGCCCCGGAGTCTGAGCCGCAGCCGCCGAGCTGGTCGCGGTTTAAGCAGATGCCAGGCGTCCCCACGGTCGATCAGTTTCAGTCTTATGAAGACTACTCGATGGCCCTGGCCGAGTTTGTCTCAGACGCCAAGCACACTGAGAACACGGCGGCACAACAGCACGCCTACGAGCAACAGCAGATCGCGCAAGAGCAGCGAGTGCAGCTTGATCGCTGGTCGAAAACGCTCGATGAGGCCCGTGAGCAGAACCCGCAATTTGACGAGACCTTGAATCTTGATACGCCGATGTCGCTGCCGATGCAGCACCTCGCGATGGAGAGCCCGCACGGTATTGCGATCTTGCAGTGGCTCTCAGCACATCCAGATGACGCCCAGCGCCTCTCCACGCTGCACCCGGCAGAGACCTACCGGGAGATGGGGAAATTGGAAGCCCGACTCGAAGCTGCCTCACCCACTGAAAAAAGCGGCCCAGCCCGAGTCGTCAGTTCTGCGAAAGCCCCGATCAAGCCGCTCGGGACTTCGCCTCCCGTTGAAGACCCCTTTGAGATCACCGACGAATTATCCATGGACGAACACTTCCGCAGGATGAACGCGGCAGATCGGCAATCGGGTCGTCTGTAACCGGACAAGGATGATCGATGGCTAATACCCTAGCGACACCATCTTGGACGACGAAGGAAGTCGCACGCGGCTTTATCAATAAGCTCGTGTTTCTTGCGAACGTCAACAGGACGTACGACTCACAGTATGAGATTGCCGGCGCCAAAGTCGGCAATACCGTCAACGCCCGACTGCCCCAGCGGTTTACCGTCACGGACGGCCAGGCGCTCCAGCTCCAGAACCTGTATGACCAGACCGTCCCGATCTCGCTGACGAATCAGAAGAACGTGGCGTTCGGCTACTCCAGCCAGCAGGCGACGACGGAGCTCGACAACATTCGGACGCGCTATGTCAATCCGGGGTCGGAAGCCCTGGCGAACGCCGCTGAAGTGCTCGCGTTCAATGCGGTCTATCGCGACATCTACTCGTCTGTCGGCACGCCAGGCACGACGCCCAGTGCGACCCTGACGTATCTCCAGGCGGGGGTGAAACTGACCGACCTCTCGACCCCCTTAAAGGGCCGCGTGGCGGTGCTGGACCCGCTGGCGATGAGCACGCTAGCGAACACCACGAGCTCGCTGTTCAACCCGACTGCCATCATTTCCGAGAACTATGAAGAGGGCATGTTTGGTCGTCGGCAGCTTGGGGTGGATAAGTGGCTGCAAGACCCTGTGCGTCCGACGCATACCACCGGCACCTACACGGCCTCGACGCCGCTGGTCGATGGTGCGTCTCAGACGGGCAGCACGCTCGCCACGGATGGCTGGGCCTCGGGAGCCGCGA